GATTTCTTCCCCCGGTCGAGCGGTCCAACGGAAAATACCACCGTTAGCATTGACGCCCAGGTTGATAAGAGCTGTACCCGCGGTAACTGTTGGCTGGGTAGTACCCCAAGCACCAGTAGACCCACTACTAGCTGCAGCCACACCGTCAATAGACCATTTAGCTGCAGTCACAGCAGTAGCAGCAGTACCTGATCCAGCAGCAGTTTGACGGAAATAACCCTGTTCAGTAGAGGCACTTGATGTACCAATCCCCATTAAGGCAGTGTCTATAAGCTGAATACGGCGATTAGATGCCGGAACCAGCCCAAGGGTATCATTTGCGGTCGAAGGGGTGAAACCCGTCACCCGATAGCTGTAAGTTCCCATTATCTAACTCCGTCGTGAACGTAAGTACTAATTTCCTCTTTTGCTGCCATTCTAAAATTATCCTTATTATCTGGAAAATCGAATCCTTGAGCCGATTTATCTTCCCCATTACCATTAGTTGAACCGTGGATGGTCATTACAATAGCTTTATCTGTCCAGGCTTTTACTTGACCAATTTGACCCGAACTAGTATGAATAATCCAGAGTCCAGGAGTAACAAAGCCGATTCGCGGAGTCCAGAGGGGTGGACGTTCAGGTTCCTTTTTGATTATCTTAGAAAACCAACCCATATTATTCACCTAATGGAAATACTGTACGTTCACTATAGCCCCAGCAATGGTGCCAATGAACTGGAAATTACCCCATTGAGGATCGCCACTTTCATCAACAACGGCATTATAAACTAAGTGATCCATTGCTGTTGAAAGTATCATTCCCACACTAGAGCTCAGGGTAAAATTGAGGGTAGTTCCCCCCGTCCAACGAATATTCTGAGCCTCAGCTTGAATTAAAGCCACTCGAGCATTACTCGGAGCGGCTATTCCAGAGTTTGGGACGGAAGTTAACTGCTGGGGGGAGGAAGTTGATACCCCAGTATACTGAGCAGCACCCAAGAAGGTCAATTGGCCTTCAATGTGCTTTGTCTGTCCCCTAGAATCAGTATTACTGGAACCCATCTTATTCTCGGTCTAGATAGTTATTGCGCTCTACAAAACCAACTTCACCATCATCCCCATGAGCTTCACCGTAGAAGAGGTCGATATGTTCACCAGTATACTGATCGTCAGTACCGCTCATTTTGGCTCGACTATATCCTTTCTTGAGAAAGTCTTTATCATTCTTAGTTACATCGTTGTCACCGTCTAAGAACCATTGCATCTTAGGTTGGAACTTACACTGATTATCAATGTCCATTCCAGGAGGTGTTTCATTAAACTTACCATCTGGTTCTTGAAAGGCCGTCTTATTATTGTAAGGGGCCTCACCATGAGTATCCCGAGCTGATTCAAACGAAGCCCAAGGTTCGTTACCGGTTTCTTTCCCTGGGAGGGTAATCTGGAACTTTTCCTTGAGACTCATGACTAATCCTTGAAAAAGCGGGCAAGATTATTAGTCCTGCCCTCTTAACGTCGAACACTAGGTAAACTATTCACCCTTACGAGGAGCGGGTTCCCAGCCATCCCCCGGGTAAGATTCGGAGATAATCTCCTTATAAGGCATGGATCGAATATCGCAATTCTCTTGATTTTCAATATCCATACCAGGGGGGAGAAAATTGAGCTTCAGGCTTTCACCGTATCCCATCCCCTTTTTGACAATGTATCCAGTGTCCTGGAAGCCCGATTGCTCACCAATATCGTTATGCATGCCTCCCATGCCGGGGATCTTACCATAATCCTCGGGGGTTTCACGAGGAATGCCAAAGGTCTCAGGGGAGGCTTTTCCCTTCATCTGACCAGCATCGTGCTTGTTGAGGCCACCCTTAGGAAGCGAAGGTTTCACAGCCATGATACTCTCCTTGGTTAATCCTTACCATTCCATCCATCAATTTTGCGTGGACCTCGTTTTGGTCCTCGAGAGGGTTCATCATTTCCATAGGGAAGAGGAGCCGTCCTACCCGTTGCTCTACCTAATGTCTCATTTCCAATAGTTACTGCAGCATCAACTGCTCTGCGATAACCATGAACAATGGGATTATCAGATTCCTCAGGTGGTTGATATCCCCTACCCCCTCGAGCCATCATGTTCCCCTTACTGAGTTACGTTAGCCAGGGGTTGGACGGTACGTTCTACAGAGACTGCAACGTAGGTCAAAGTTGCATCAGTTCCCTTTTGAATGTAGTACTCATCCCCTTGAAGCATATTACCCGCAGTACTAGGGACCGTGTTGTAAACAAAACCCACAGCCGCTGACCCGGTAGTCCCGAGAGCCGTAGTAGTAGTGGTCGTTCCTGAGATTTGAACTAGACTCATCACATCATTCGAGGTACCAGCAACCCCAATACGGGCGACGGCGCTTTTCAAGATCAGATTAGTAAAGGCAACAAATTTGGTAGCCTGAGACGTTCCCGACCCAGCAGCAATAGCCCCACCCTGATCTTCCCCCACTGCTACATAAGTGGGGTTATCATAACCCATTGACTTGGTTGTCACGATCAAACTCCTATATAGTAAGCGGACCTCTCCCGCATTATGGCCCTTATAGGGAGGAGGAGAAGGTCTCCCCCCACTAGTTTAATCGGGCTTCTTAATCCTAGGGTTGGTTACTAATGAAGTAACCTGAGCTGGAGTAGGGATAGTTGCCGCCTTCGCTTGATCTACAGTGTTAGCATCAACTGAAATCCCCGCCCCATTCGAGTATCCCAAGGTGTAAATAGCTTTGAGTGCTGCGGCTTGACCCATCCCTAGGAACGTTCCATACAGCTGTTCAATCTGTTGATTGGTCATAGTCATCTCTTAAGCCACGCTATCCCACTTCACAATACGAGCATTCCCTGGGGCTGAAGTCGAGGCATGGACAATGCCGAAACCCCCTAGATAGTACCACGCAACACCCTTTGACCGACCATAGTCAGTCGGAATCTTACCCCGAATTTCTTCAGGAACAGTGATAGCCTCAGCCACCGTATCATTCCCAAAGAAGAAAATCCAGTCCGATTTACCGTTAGTCCAGAGGGTTTGAGTGATACCATCAGTGCCAGTACCCTTGGCAATGTTGGTTTGTTCTACGTACCGAACGTTCTCGTAACGGCCAATCTCACCATTCATGATGAGTTTGAAACCGGTATCCGAGTATTGGTGGATCGTTTCCAGGTTGTTTTTGAACGAACGCAGAGTCGTCGGCCAAGCCAGAGAGTAGTAATCATCACCCAGATAGGCCGGGATATTACGCTCCTTCATGGTATCAACGATCGATTTTGCATGACCGTTATTATACGCAATGCTGTTGGTACCCGTTACCGTACCATTGGTGTACAAGGTAATAGCAGCAGTATCTGTGCCCCCCACTGGGATAGCACGAAGCAAAGTCTGATTGAATTGGGTCCAAGCTTGACGGTCAAACGTTTTGACTGCGTCATTTTTAAGGACTTTCTGGATCAGTTCCATCACAGGGAACTTCGACAGATTGTCCAGCTTACCCGAATACGGAACCGAGTTACCAAGTTCGGTAACAGTCAATGTACCCTGAATGATTGTGAAGTTGCTTTCCGGCATGGTATTGGTTTCAACCAGTACCCCACCAGCTGTTGCTACGTCCGAGAACACGTCCCACGTAAAGATATCGCCCTTCTTCTTACCTTGTTGGGAGGCGTCTCGAACGTCACAGAATTGACGGAACTTGACCAGAGGCTGCACAGCCATGCGCAGCACATTTGAAAGTTGGCGGCTATACATGAAGCCACCGAGGCTATTAACAGCCCAGACCTGACCCGCCATTTTAAACTCCATTCAGTTGAGGCTTAGCCCCGGAGCCATTGAGGCCCTCCTCGAGCTTGTGCCATTTTAGCAATCGTATCTGAAGCTGACTCTTCGGTTTCTTCTTCAACTGGTTCTGTAACCTTAGTTGATGCCGGTTTAGGAACCGATGGTGCAGCTGCCTTTTTGGCTTTTCTGGTGGGGGGAATATCAACTGTTTCTTCTTTTACCTCGGCTTCTGGTTCTTCAGTGACTGGGGCTTTACTCTTTAACCAGTCACGAATACCATCACCGATGGCTTTATACCGATCCCTATAGCCCCTCTTATCACCTTGTGATCTCAGGATATTATCCTGATTCATAGCGACTTGAGAAAGGAGCGGGTCAGAAACAATGTCTTTATATTCACCAGCAAACCAATCTACAGCCTGTTTGAAGGTAAGCCGTTCGTCAATCGTACGATCCAGGTCGTCCTTGGATGGACCTGATGAACGAAGTTTGCGAATCGCTGCTTTTGCTTCATCCTCACTGCCCATCTGAAGTGCACGGGCAAGAGCGGCTTCAT